CACCATCCCGTACCTTCTGAATATTGCCCAAACCGCAGGCAATGCCCTTATTTCCGTTGCTGTTAAACGCATAGAATGTTACTGCAACTCTTGCATAGCAGCCACTGTAGACCTCATTCTGATCGAGAATCGGCTGTACCTGCTGGTCAACGATCTGCGGAGGAGTAGTGCTATTTGCATTGACAAAATAGCAGTCTTTGTACACTTCATCCTCCGGACGTTCTGCATCGCCATCTCTCAGCGGCAACTTCAGAGCAGCCTTACTCGGCTTCTTTCCTCCGAACTTTCCAATGCCATCTTCAATGGCAGCATCAATTGCAGTCTGAATTTTTGCAAGAGTTGCCTTATCAGACTTCGGAATCAGCAAGGAAACACTATACTTTGCGGCACCATCTTTGATGGATTTCGGTTCCCAGATGTTTGCGTAACTCAAACGCACAGTTCCTGTAATCACTTTTGTTTTTCTTTCGTTTGCCATTTATTTTTCCTCCTGTATTGTTTCAAAATCTTTTTCTGCGGAATTCCAAGTCGGTCGCTTGTCCGAAATTGGTACAAGTGCAGGCTTACCCGGCGGTTTGTAAGTATAATCTCCCAGAAGCTCATCAAACTTTTTCTTACCACCGAGTAGTTTGGTCATTGCAGTAACTCCCAGCAATTCCGGTTCGTTGTACGGATTTTTCCCATAGGACTTGACCTTTTCAATGACTTTTGCCTCATCGGTATACTTTCGATTCGACCGACCTTCCACAACTTTGTACCCATTCCACTGTTTGCCGGAAATTGCTCGCTGCAAAGCATATTCCTTGATATCGGATGCCCATGAAACCAATTGATCAGCTTTTTCCAATACTGCCTCGATTTCAGTATCCACCAGCATTTCCGGGGGAGCGAAGTCATACTGTGCCAGCTGAAGATTGTATTCTGCACGTTTTCGGCAAGTTGCCTTCACTTTACAAAACCGACAGTGTTCACCAGCACAGAAATCTCCCTCGCCTTTGGATGCAAGTTCTGCTTTCGTTTTCAATTCTGTTTCTGCCCAATGCAACAGTTCAGAAATAGGCATAACGCATTCACTAACGCTTTGGATTCTGGGCTGAAAAATCACCATCCGGATTTCTGCAATGTCATAAAGGGCATCAAATAGCTGCAATGCACCCAGAGCATACAGCATCATCTGCGAGTTGTGATCAGCAGATACTGCTACGCCCTTGCCATACTTGAAGTCAATGACAGTCAGGACATCATCTGCAACAATCACACAGTCACCCGTGCCAAAACCGCTGGGAACATATCGGCTGAAATCCAAACGCTGTTCCACTAAAACAATCGGTTCTTGCAGATTTGCCAGCTGTTCGGCGATGTATTGGGCGTAGCTGTCCGTACAGTCCTCCATTTCTGCATCGTAGAAGTCTAAGTTCTCCGTGGGATTAGATGCCGGATTGCCAAGCAGTTTTTGCACTTTGTACTCTGCCAACTCGTGGGCACACGTGCCTTCACGAGCATAATCAGTGACTTTATCCGGTAAAACCGCACAAAGCTGTGCGGAGGGTGGACACGCCAGCCAACGAGCACTGGATGAAGCAGAAAGCACTGCGTGTAAACGGTTTGCATGATCGTTAAGTTCCAATCTGCTTCGCCTCCTCTAACAAGACCGCATATTCTTCGGGAGAAACACCAGACAGCTTTGATGCCCCGTGTTTCTGAAGCAGTGCCTTTACTGAATCTGTAAAACCAGAACGTGACTTTTCTGCCAGTACCGCTCGAATCTCAGAAATAGAAACGGTCGGCGTATCTTTCACAGACACCGGCTTCTGTACAGCCTCCGTATTGCCTTCTTCCGGCGGATATACCTGCTCAAATGTCTGTACTTCCCGTTCTGTCATGGTTTCCGCCATAGCTTCCAATTTGTCTGCCAATTGGAGGATCACATGAATCACATCCAGTAATGTTGTAGGTTCTTTACTCATTTTCTTTGACCTTCTTTCTTAGCATTTTTGATGGGATTTAGAAACACGCCATCATGCACCACCTCCTTCCATAAATGCAGTCGAAAAAATCAGCATAAAATCGAACCCTATCAGTAGAAAAATCAAAATTTTTTCTTGATTTGGGCTTTGATTTTCGCCATGCGATGCCGAATTGCCGTTTCCGATACGCCTTCTTCTCTTGCTACCTGTGTCATAGGGTTTCCTTCCACGACCACTCTGCGATAGGTATCCTGCTGCTTCAGCGTAAGACTGGACACAACCTCATGCAAACGCTGGATTTCCAAAGATTCCACTTCAGTATCGACAGGTTTTGCACAATGTTCTTTCACCTTTCGCTGTTTCAGATTACGATACACCTCACGGTCATCCAACTTGTGCAAAAAGTCGATGATCTCAGTGCTTACACCCTGTTCTCCCGAATGCAGCACAGCGACTGTTCCATCTGCAAAGCGATAGATATAAACGGATCTGGCTGCTGTTCTTGTTTTACGAAATTTCATATACATGACTCCTTTCTGATTGATAGAAGTCAGCTTGCAAAAAAACTCAAGTGAAGTCAAGTATATGAAACAAAAATAGCCGAACAGCATATAAAACAGTCGTCTCATATACTATCCGGCTATTTGGTAGTCAAATCACTCCGTTGCTCGGTATATTATCTATCTCTTATCAGCCATGCACATCTCGGATCTGCAGGAAACTTTCACGATATTCCGGCAGTTTGGGCATTTCAGTTCAATAATCACTGGAATTTTAGGTAGCACAGAAATATCAAAGGCACGTTTCCCACATCTCGGACACTTCATCTTATACACCTGCTCACACCTCCAATATCAGTTCACTGTATGGCAGTGATTCTGCCCACTTGCAAAATTCATGCCACTCATCAAGTTTATGATTTTTTCTTGCTTGGCAGGCATTTCGCAGCACTTCATAGTTCAACACTACAGTTCTTCGCTGATTATAACTTTCCGGAAGCATCTGAATCATCTGCCACCAGTAAATCTTCTTTTTGGTTTCCAAATACTTTTCTCGTGCTTTATTGAGGGCTTTAATTGTGTACATAAAATCTTTGAGAAACTCTGTTCCTTCCTCGGTGCCATTAAACAGATATTCGCATGAAAAATCGTTCAATACAAATTCCTTTTCAGCAATTTTGTGCATTGTAGAGCAGGAATCGGTAACCGTTCCGATTTTGTACGTGTCAAATTGTTTCCACCAATAGAAAGGTGCGATTATATCACAACTCACTGTAATCATTCGCATAAATTTCCGATGATCAGTTCCTGCTCGGACTAATTTTTGCATTAAGGTCAAATCATTATCGCCAATGCAAAACGGATTCTTGCCAAGATTAGTCCAAGCCCACCCACAATGAGAGCAACCAGAATTGTTACATTTGGCTGTTATGGGTTCTTTGCAATAACAACTGTCTGATTTTTCCCACGAATTTTTCGGATTTCGCATTCCACGGATGGCTGCTTCCCAGCCGTATACTTCCGTATTTTCGATTTTTATCATGTCAATCCCTCCATAAATGCCGCCATAACCGCCTTTGCCACTGCATCCGCTGTTTCATCAAATTGAATCAAACACCGCTTAAACAATTCGGTCTTGAAAGATGCCATTGTGCGATCATCCATTGCACCTTTTTCCCGCAGTTCCAAAAGTTGCTCGTTCGTAAGCATTGACCATAGCAGTTCTAATGTTTCATCGCTCATTTCCAATTACTCCTTTTCATATTCTAATTTAATCAGACACTTTATCGCTGCTAAAGCTGTGTCAATTGCCGCAACATCAAGGCAAAAAGCGTTATCTTCTTCGTCTTCAAAATCAGCTGCAAAGCCCTCACGGTCGCAACGTAAGTCTTCCAACTGTTCGATTGCACTTATCAAGTTTTCAATTGACTGCTGGTCTTGGGTTTCAAAGTCACCTTCGTAGCCAACTGAACTTCCATCTTCGCAAATTGCAACCGCTGTTACATCATGCTTAACAGCAACTGCGGCAACAGTCATGTGGATTTCTTCCGATTCGGTGCATTTGGTTCCGATAAATGACATTGATACCGCATCTGCATATTTGTCATCAATCTCAACAATCAGCTTTTTCATGATTTCCCTCCTGTTTTATTTCCATTAGTTTTTCCATGTACCACTTTCTTCAGATTTTTGCAGCGTTTTATAAAATCAGCTCTTTAGCTTAAGCACTTCAATTCTTTTTCGACCTCATACGAACTTTTGTAAGGGCGATTTTCTCTTGTCCACCTGTCTGAATCATAATAACAAGTTTCCAGTCTATCTTCATAAGCATAGTGCTTGACATAAATCAACGTCCAGTGATTTCCACATATCCACTGGTCAACTTCATATGTCAGATAATCCCACACATATTCGTCTTTTCGGGCGTTTTCAACACTTCCCTGAAAAATTTCTACACACTGGTCATAAGCATTTCTTGCATAAATGAGGACTTGTCCGTAGTATGAGGTACTAGCCAACATCTCATGAAGAATCATCTTTCTTTTACCTCCTGATTTAACTCCATCAATTTTCCCATGTACCACTCCGCCTTTTCTATATCTTCCTGTCCATTTTTCCGACTTGCGCGAAAACGGTATTTATATACGTTGCACATACAGAAATGGCGAACAGCATCCACGCCAAACAATGCGACCATCTCATCAATGCACTCGTACTTTCCTTGATAGTGAAATGGATGATTCACATTATCCGGACTCGGATGAAGCCCGATACTTTCCTTACACATTTTCTCATTCACCACCTTTCAGTTCTTTCTGACAGAAACCAGAACAGCATATCCCTTCATCTGTTATCTGTATTGTTTTCTGCCCTGTATTCTCGCAAACAATGCCACCCTGTTTCTGCGTAATAACCGCAGCAGGTGTCCGGATGACTCTTGTGTTTTTGGACTGGTTTGCATATTTGCAGTTTACACAATCGTTCATTCTGCCTGTCCCCATTCAAAAATTTCTCCAGTTGGTTTCTCATTGCCCCACCGCAATTTTCCATCTCTTGTTGCAAACCAGATATTTTCTTTCGGAATCATTCCGAAAATCCCATACAACGCTTTTTCAATCTCACTTGCATTGTTAAAGTCACGAAATACATTCAACTTTGTCGGACGATCTCCGGTTCGATCTGTCAAATGATGCTCTTCGCAAGCCTGTAAAAAGGCATCAGTGTTGGAACTGTTCGTCTGTACCCATACGTCACCGGAAATAAATCTGTCCCAATCAAAAGCCGTTTCCGGTGCAGAACCCATACAATCAAGCAGCCGCTCCAAAGCCAATTTTGCACCAAAGGCAAAATCAAAAGCATCCTCCGGACAGCACCTTGCAATGCTTGCGTTTACTTTCTTGCCGTTAACATACTGTGTAGCCATCACTGCGTTCCCATTTTGCAAAATGACAACCTTTGTTTCTTTTTCAATCTTCATTATTTTTGCTCCTTTCATTGAACGGTTGAGGCAGTGACATCCAAGCCAGCACCTCATAATTTTCGTCTTCATCAGTTATTTCAAGAATCTTTGAGTAATCCCAAAACTGCCAGTAGTTATTGCCACGCTGCCCATAGTATGTATTACTAAAATCCGTGCATCTGTTTCGGACCGTTATCAATACTTCAGTAAACAGCTTCGGAAGGGAATCTCTCACGCTTATCCAGCCCAATCTTCTATCCCTCCATATATGCCATACTTTTTTCGCAGATCATTGCAGTACCTTTTCAAATCGATAGCATTCATCGTCAATGCAGCGTAGTACGGCGTAAGAATTTCACGCTCAATCGACCGAATTCTACCGATAGATTCCGGACTTCCGTCATACTTTTCCAATGCTCTCCGATAAGCAGAGAACTCACTCCTCAGAATTTCCGCAGCCAAGCGAACATATCCATCGTCCACGGAACCACAGCTTTCCTTTTGGTCACTGCTGACGGGAGTTTCAATTCTCTCACGTTTTAGTTTCTCACGATACTGTTTTTGGTAGGAAAGTACCTCTTTCCGTCTCTGCTGGTATCGTTCTTTGCTACGTTCAGATCTGCAAGCTGCACAAATACGATGAATTTTTCTCCGTTCACCAGTTTGTTTGTTGCGGTCAACAAACTCCCAGAGTGGTTTTTCTGCACCGCATTGTCTACAGATTCTATTCATGTTGTAACCGCCTTTCTGCCATTACAGCAGTTCCTTATCCAAATCAATACCATACTTTTCTTTCAAGTATGTAAGACAGTCCAGCGTAGAATACTGATGGTTCAAAATCCCGACCCCGTCCATTAGCTTAAAATGGTCTTTTACGCCATCCAAAACAGACCGCAGTC